AATACAGGAGTTGTTGCTACTGACACTACAGGAGTTGGTACTGGTAAAATAGGATTAGCAGCGGCAGGGTATGGGGGTGATAAAGCTATATTTGGTGACGGTAATTTATCAAATTTAGTGTCTAATACAGGTGTTGTTGCTACCGACAGTACAGGATCTGGTACAGCAAGATGGCTGTTAGCAGCAACAGGATATGGTGATGATAAAGCTATATTTGGATTTGGAGCAAATCCTGCTGGTAGTGATTATTATTCAATGACAAATCGAGTATCAAATTTGGGAGTTGTTGGATCTGATATTACGGGTGTTGGTATTGCTCGTTCTTTGCTTGCAGCAGCAAGTTATAATTAAAATTGTATATTTTATATTAGGAGTTTTTAAATGGCAGCAAAATTGAATTCGGAGTTTAATTATCGATATCAAGTTATGGGTGATACCGTATGGGAAAAAATTAAACATCTTCAAAATTTTTTAGTTGGACGAAAACGTGCAGAAGCACTGGAACAAGTTGCTGAATTAAAGTTTCAAGCTAAAAAGGCGGAGTTGCAACATCTAAAAGATAGTAATGCATTACCTCATCTGATTTTAAATCTTCAAGCTGAAATTATTGAAATTGAATCTGTTCAAGAGGATCAAAAAAATAATTTCTCAATTAATAAACAAGAAATCAGAATTTTAGAAAAACTTTTAGATGAGCTTTTTATTTTAGCTGAACCTACGAGACTAAAACATCCTGATGGTACACCATTCACTGATGAGGAGATGTTTGAAGCCAATGCTGCTAATGAGTTTACTGTTATGATTGGAAGAGAAATACAAGCAGAAATTATCGCAAATGGAAGACCTTCTCCTGCAAAATTAAAAAATGCAATGTCAAATCCGTATACTTTTGCAGCATTACAACATGTTGGACTAGTTCCTAAAGAAGCAGTTTTGCTTGAAGGTAATGTGGATCCTCTTCGCATCGAATTGCGTCCTTCGCCATCTTGTGTGCAGTTGGAAAATAATCAAGTAAAAGTAGAGCTTTTGGGAGAAAACTAATGTTTCATCTTTGTTCATTGGAATCAGAAGATATTCCAGTTATCTTTGGTGTTTTTGGAATATTAAGAAGAGGTGAGTCCTCTCCTCCAAAGTATCCGAACATTCAAACTGTCGTTTTAGGACAAAAACAGGAAGAAACGGGAGGTGTTTCTAGTTATTTACTCTTCTCTGATACTTTGGTTGATGAATTAACTAAACACGATTCTATACCCGATGGATACGAATTTATTTTTAGACAGGAATGGGGTTTAACGATCACGGAAGAAATTTTACATCGAGTCATCGAAACACTCAGAAAGGAATCTTATCCACCAATGGCAGATTATCTGGACGCTATTGTTAAAAATGACCAAGAGCAATTAGAAAAATATCTGTCAGATTGTCTAGCAGTTAAAACTAAATATCCAAAGTTTTCTTGGTAAAGACTTGCCAAGCAAGAATTATTATGATATAGTGTGAGTATGATCGTATGAAGTTAACTGAAAAGTGTCTCGGACGGCGGTTCGATTCCGCCCAGGTCCACCAAAAAACATCTTAGGTGCTGTATGAGTGATAATAATACCAGTAGGCAATTTACAAAAAAACGCCGACAAGGCGGTTTGATGAATGCATTAAAATCTGGTAAGTTATATGAAGAATATATCAAACACCCTACAGCACAATACAAAATGTCTTTTTCTGAGTATAAGAAAAAGAAAAACAGAAAGATGCTTTCTGATGGGCCTGACCTGGTTTCGACGGGGCAATAAGTAGGAAGATGGACGGTTCGACACAGAGAGTCGTTAAAAGTAAATCAAAGTAAACGCAAACGAAGAACGTTTCGCATTGGCTGCCTAAACACAGCCTAGGGTTTCGGTGGGTTTCCTCGTAACAGAATAACCCACCATTTTAAACACACTCACACACTAAGGAGATAAACATGAGTGAATCAGCGTTTGGTATTAGACTTGAACTTCTTAAAATGGCAAAAGAAATGCTTGAGCATGATTACTTTACCAGAAAAGAAGCAGAGAATCAACTATGGTATTTAAAATGCGAAATGGCAAAGACAAAGGGTGAAGAGTTACCTGTGTCGATGCATATTCCATACCCATCTACAGTAGATATTCTTGCGAAAGCAAAAGAGCTTAACCGCTTCATTAGCGACAGACAATAAGATATAAAGGTTTCGATGGGTTTCCTTAATAACCCATCACTAAAAAGGAGATCACTGATGCATCTTATGAAACTTGTTTTCATAGGCATTCTTGGTTACTTTTTCACGCAACACTTTCATTTGTTAGTCGATCAAAAGTTTGAAGAAGTCAAGGAGAGTAAGCATCCGCCATATGTTACATTGGCACAGCGTGAAAGAGAACTAGACTGTTTAACGAAAAATATATACTATGAAGCAGGGATAGAACCGTTTGAAGGAAAAGTCGCAGTAGCTCAAGTAACGATCAACAGGACTAAGTCAGGTAAATTTCCAAAAGACATATGTGCAGTTGTATACGAGAGAAACTTAGTATACAATAACTTGATCTGTCAGTTCAGTTGGTATTGTGAAAGTAAAACGAAAGTGAGACCTATTCATGTTGCAACCTATAAAGAATCCGAGGCTGTGGCTAAAAAAGTACTTCTCGAAGGATTCAGACTCGACATCATTAAAGAGGACACATTATACTATCATGCAGACTACGTCAACCCAAGATGGAAAAAACAACGAGTCGCCAAAATCGGAAAGCACATCTTCTACAAAGACTGATTGGTTGAATCGATTCTCTAATATAAAGAGTTCTATCAAACATTTTCTAGAACATAAGCTTCGACCGAGCACAGCTGAGTCAATCGGGTGGATTGGTCTAGTACTCTTATTGGTTTCATTGGTACCTACGTTTCTAGCTATCATGGCGGGTATCACAGATAAGATGCCCGCTATCGATTTAGTTCTATTCATGTGGGGAGCTCTAGTAACTTTCTTTATTCGAGCAGCTATCCTAAGAGACACAGTAGTAGTACTTACAGTTGGTATTGGATTCATGGTCAACGCGGTGTTCATGGCGCTCATACTTTTTAAGTGAGGATTTATGCCTGAGATAATTGAATTTGGTAAACAGAAAATCCACTCTAATGGCTACTTTCCAAGCAAGCCATTGGCAACAATTCATGAGTTTTACTTAACAGGAGAAATAGGTCTAGCTGAAGATTATATCGAGTGGTTTGACGCAATTCGTCATGCTTCTGAAAATGACGCTGTTAAGATTTACATCAACTCCTTTGGTGGAGATCTATTTACAGCGATTCAGTTCATGAGAGTTTTAAGTGACACACCTGCTACAGTGATATGCTCGGTTGAAGGTGCGTGCATGTCAGCTGCAACTATGATATTCTTGTGTGCAGATCACTACGAAGTGACTCCTCACTCTGTATTCATGTTCCACAATTACTCGGGTGGTACTTTTGGAAAAGGTGGTGAGATGATCGATCAACTGCAACATGAGCGCAAGTGGTCAGATCGTATGATGCGCGAGATCTATAAGAACTTCATGTCTGATGCCGAGATCAAGTCTATGTTGGATAACAAAGACATTTGGATGGATGGAGAAGAAGTCGTTAAACGATTGCAGGGGCGCATTGAAAAAAGAGAGAAACCTCAGCCAGCGCCTCGTGCTCCCAAGAAAACTAGGACTCCACGCGCTAAAAAATAACGGTGTACAATAAATCGTTAATTTGGTATAATTATAGCATACGGCTGTAGCTCAGTGGACCAGAGCAGTTGGCTTCTACCCAATAGGTCGGGGGTTCGAGTCCCTCCAGCCGTGCCATTTACAATAAATCATCTTTGTGATACAATTATATCATGTCAAATGTACACTTCCAGCGTAAGTTAGTTGCCGACGAGTTATGGGACACTCTGTTCCTCGTCAGTGAAGATTATCCAACTAAGGAGAAAACTGACGAATATCGTACTCTAGAATCCGGTGGTTTCTTCGTTCAAATCTTCAACATGCACCGTATTTTTGTCAATGGCCAAAAGTGTGCATCCATCCGTGAAGCCAAATACGAAATCTGTTCATACATATGATTATCCATCCACACATCCCAAAGCGTAAACCTCGTAAACCAACTGCTGCTCAGCGTCAGCTTGCTTCAGATTGGGAAGCGCTTGTCAAAAAATACGAACCTCAAAAACAAATTCGTCCTACAACTATGCGTTCAAGTCCAAAGCCATACGTTCGTGATACTGGTCCTCGTATTCCTAGTCTAAGCTCTACTGGTCCTGCAGTCGCTGCAGCTAAACCAAGTATGCAGTATACGGGCACTAAGATGATTGGTATTGGCACACTTCACAAGTCAAATGCTGTGCCCGTCTTTAGCGATGAAGAAGCTAAGGATATGGCGCGTATGCGTCGTGGTTAATTTTACTTCGGATTAAAAATGGTATATAATACACCTATGAATCGTAGAAGCGTCGAGTCTGACATCCTTAATGCGTTCATGTTTAATGATCGCGAAAAGATTAAAACGATCTACATTGATCTAATCAATCTTAAGTCTAGGTTAGATCGTTGGTTTAATAAATATTTGGACATGTTTGACGATCGAATGAATTCGTCTGATAGGAATGATCCAGTTTGGAAGCTATATCGTTCTAAGTTCAATCAATATAGTGATGTAACCCATACACTCAAAATTGCGGAATACTACCTTAACAAAAAATGATATTTAAAAACGCCTCATCGTTTTCTCTTCACATCGAAGAGATCGCGCAAAAACACAAGATGTCACATATGGAAGCCGTGCTTAAGTACTGTGAAGACAACTACTTAGAACCCGATGACATCAAGAATCTCATAAACAAGACCTTGAAAGACAAGATTGAGAATGATATGAGGGAAGCTAACATGCTTCCAAGGCAGGCAATACTAGACGTTTAAGGAGGCTATATGAGCGATGACTTCATCAAAGAAAAAAGAAGCAAAAGACTATATGATGAAGAAAATGCTATTAAGAAACAAGTAAAGATAGCTAAACAATACGGTGTCGATAAGAAGTACATAGAACAGCCTCATAGATTTGCTAAGCACCACGTATTAAACTGTGGAGATCCAGGATGTATTCTATGTGCCAATCCTCGTAAGACGTTTAAAGAAAAAACAATACAAGAAAAGAGAATGTTCCAATCTAAACTTCAAGATGAATAGACGAACATAATGGAAGATGAATCGTTTCTTATAAACTATTCTGCAATATGCGACGATAATAACTTGCTGCCTCTTACGCGAAGACTTGCAGCCAGTGTTCAAAAATCAATGTATTTTCCAACTAGCGATTTCATAAAGAATATAAGCGATGATGAACTTAGCGATTTAATTCACATCTTTGAAGTTGGCGACGATCATACTAATTTTTCAGATCTGATGTTAATATCAGGGATGCTTTCACTTGCAGAAGGATCATATTGTGCTTCCATAGATGACTTTTCACGTGCTACAAATATGTTTGGTCTTTTCTTAAGGTGTGAATCGCTGTATCGTAAAGGACTTATCAAAATTTATTATGAAAACATGTCATTTGGTGATGACATGATGGATAAAGTTATAGCAGAAAACCTTGATGATTGATGCATTTCAAACCTACAAATATTTCATGGCGATTAAACTTCACTTGACAACTGATCGTTATGATGTTTTCGAATCTAATGGTCGAGTTTCATGTTCTCGATCAACTTTTGAAAAGAGGAATGACAAGTTTCTCTTTTATAAGATTGGATCTAAATTTAGTATACCTAGAGATCTAATCGAGTATTTCGTCGCTAATATTGGCTATGGTAATACTTCAGTGATATATTCTTCAGAGTCAGACGAATACTATAACACTTGGCGAACTCGCAAAGAGTCTCGCACTTCTCTGTTTAAAACCCAACTAGCACAGATATACAACCACCTCGAATTTAATCGTAAGACGTATGACGACTTATACAACATAAAGGACAATGTACCAGAGTTGTTGAGTCTTTACGTTGGTGGACATGTGCATTTGGAAACAATGGTCATACTGAATGATTTTGAAGATTATCTGTCTAAGTGGAAACCTCTTCACATGATATGGAGTGATCAGTTCCGTGTCTTAGAAAAGATAAAAAAATTTGTAAAGTATGACCAAGATAAGTTACAATCTATCTATAACCAATATAAGGAATCACTAAAAGAGATTTAATATGGGACGTACAATCACACGATATCGCGACGATGACGACGATGGAGGTAGAAGAAAATCATCAAAGAGTGCTAAACATTCACGAAACATCCCTGGAAAGGGAATGCGCGTTATAAATAGCTGGTCAGAGGAAGATAATTCTGATGATTTTGATTATGAATACGACGCTAATACTACGCAAACACAACGTTATAAAGGAAATACAAATGGATATTAATACACTCCGTAAAATGCGCAACTCAGACTTTGGCAAGATCTCTTCTGAATTCGAAAAGATCGCAAATCCTGATACAAAGTCTTATCAAGACAACCGATTCTGGAAACTTGAACCAGATAAAGCTGGCAACGGTTCAGCGACTATTCGATTCCTTCCTCGCGCAGAAGGTGACGAACTTCCTTGGGTTAAACTCTTTTCTCACGGATTCCAAGGTCCGACTGGAAAATGGTACATCGAAAATTCTCTCACTACAATTGGTGAGAACGACCCAGTTGGTGAACTAAACTCCCGTCTTTGGAATACTGGAAACGAAGCAGATAAAGAAACTGCACGTAAACAAAAGCGCAAGCTTTCATATGTTGCAAATGTTCTTGTTGTCTCTGACCCTAAACATCCCGAAAACGAAGGTAAGGTATTCCTCTTCAAATTTGGCAAGAAGATCTTTGACAAGATCATGGACAAAGCACGTCCCACTTTTGAAGATGAAACACCTGTAAACGTATTCGACCTTTGGGAAGGTGCAGACTTCAAACTTCGTATGCGTAAGGTTGATGGTTATCCTAACTACGATCAGTCTACATTCCTTGAGCCAAGTGTTATCACCGAAGACGAAGAAAAACTTTTGTCTATCGTGAATTCACAGCACAAGCTAAGTGAATTTCTTGATCGCAAGAACTTTAAGACTTACGAAGAATTGTCACGTAAGTTGGCTTCTGTTCTCGATGCTGGTGGTTCTTCAACTCCTACAGCAGCTTCAATCGCTGAGGACGAACCACAACAAGTAAAAGCTGTGTCTAAGTCGAAAGTCACTATTTCTCAAGATGACGACGACGAAGAAGCAATGAGTTACTTTAAGAAAATTGCTATGGAAGAGTGAAGCATCCACGTAAGTGTGGATACGAGGAGAGCTAAGCTCTCCTTTTTATTTTAGAGGTCTAGATGAGCAATAAGATTTTATATGAAGTCTACAAAGACAACAAGAAAATTGGTGAGTTCAAAGTACTATCACTGGGTGTTGAGCATATCAAGAGAGTGTGTGATATGAACAACTGGAAGATTTCAGATTATGAAATAAGACAAATAAGTGATGGTATCGTCGTTTGGAAAGGATAGTTACCAACCAACGCGATCATACATATAGCGATCATACGTTGAATCATTATTTCTTATAGGTGCTTCTATTCTTGCAACTTGTGTTTGTCTATTGTTGACAGTACTAATTGCGGGAGCAACGACAGTAGTAGCACCACCAGCTTTATTTTCACGAAGAGCATTAACTTGATTAGTTCCTGCTCTAACTAAGTCAGAATTATTTGGTCTATAAGCATTAACTTCTTCGGGACTAATAATTTGATTATCAGATCCTTTGTTGCCAGACATAAAGAACTTAGTAGCTTGTACAATTT